AAATTGCTGAAGCTGATGATGTATTCTATAGAATTCAATCTACTACCTTTGAATTTAAAGGACAAATTTGTAGAATTAAAAATAGACTTAATTCAAATACACTTTCAATTTTAAATTTGGCTGATGCAATTATGCAAGATAACGTTGGAAGTTATGATAGACTTACTGGTAAAGTTTCAATTGTAGGATTTAAGCCGACAAGAATGACATCAGGCGGTAACACAATTCGAATTGATGCAGTTCCAGCAATTGAAGGAACGATTAAACCATTAAGAAATTATATTCTAAAATTTGAAAGAGATGAATCATCTACAAACGCAATTATCGATAGACAAACCCCTTCACTTGAAATTACAATCTAATGGAAACTTTAAAAGACTATAATAGATTAGCAATTAACTTTAGAAAAAGTTATGTACAAGAAGTATTGCCTGAATATTTTCAGGAATCATATCCTGCTATCATTAGTTTTTTAGAAGGCTATTATGAATATTTAGACTCTGATGAACAATGGGGTGGTGGATTAAACGAATTAATTACTATTAGAGATTTCGAAGATACAACACTCGAAAGATTAAATTTTGTTTTATCAGAAATTGGATTAGGTGTTTCAAGTGGAAGATTTACTTTTCCACGTGAAGTATTAAGAAACTTCGGTAATTTTTTTAGGGTTAAAGGATCTGAATATTCTGCATATGGTTTCTTTAGAGCGTTTTTTAATGACAATGATATTGAATTAATATATCCTAAAGAAAGTTTATTTAGAGTAGGACAATCTTTAATTGGACCAGATGATGGGTATACCATTCAAGATGGTGGTATATACCAAATTTTTTCTATTATCGTTAAATCTGGTAAACCAATTTCAGAATGGGAAGCTCTTTGGAGAAAGTATGTCCATCCTTCAGGTTTCCATCTAGGTGCTGAAGTTTTAATCATTGGTAAAGATCAACTTAGTTTTGGTACAGCAGATGAATTTGCACTTATATATGATCCTTACAAAGTCCATAGTTCTGTACAGTATGACTATGTAGCAGAAGGTGAAATAACCGGTCTATACCAAGACAACGAGCTTTATGCGCCTGAGCCGGTGAAAGCTCAAACTGCAATATGGAGCTATATGATACCTGGGTATATACAATGGGGCTATGTACTTGCAGAAGATGATGAAGATAAAGCACGTGAAAGATTAGATGTTTACAAAACGCCTGTTTCATATGGAATTAATGCTACTATTAATCAAGTAACAGCAAACTATAATACTATTGATGAATGGGCTGGGTACCATCTTAAGACTGGAAGTTCAACTGTTAACTTCTCTAATACAAGTAGCTTCTCAACATTCGACCAAGTATATCATGTACAATATACTGACAGTGATGGTGAGGTTCAGCAGTATAACTATTATAAATAGTTTAAATCGATCATAGGAATAAACAATGGCAAGAAATATAATTGGAATCGGAACTGTTGGCAACGATGGTACAGGTGATGATCTACGCACCGGTGCTATCAAAATCAACAATAACTTTCAAGAAATTTATCAAGATGTTGCGCGCCTTAAAGTACTAACGGCTGAGTCTGCTGGCGGAATTGATCTAGATGGTATTTCATTTAGTTCAGGAAGTTTAGTGTTTACCGGAGCTGATAGTATTAATTCTAATCCTGCTGATTACAACGATACATATTTGCGAGCCGTTGAACCGACTAAAAATAATATTATTAGTCTTCCAGATTCTAGTGGTACAATTGCCTTTCAAGAAGATCTTACTGCAATTGTTGCTTCTGCAAATTCTAAAATTGATTCGGCAGATGCTCTAGCAATTGCAGAAGCGGTTGCTCTTGATTCAAATAATGTATTATCACTTGTTAGAAGTTATTCGGTTGATTCAGCCGAGGCTCTTAATATTGTTTTAACAAACTCAGTCGATTCTGCTGATGTTATTAGTCTAGTTGATGCAGCATATATTTTAGCAAGAACAGGAAGCGTACTTGATTCTGCTAGGGCTGAGCAAGTTGTATTAAACTATGTAGATTCTAATTTTATTAATTTAGTAGTAGGCACTCTTTATTTAGATTCGAGTGAAGCGCAAGCAATAATTGATAGTAATTTTGCATCATTGAGTACTACTATTCAGCCTGCCAATACTCAATCAATTGATTTAGGAACTGATGTAAAAGAGTTTAGACGCGTATATGCTAGAGACATGTCCGTATCTAGAGATATAACCATCGATAGATATATTAACATTGATTCAGCGCGTATAGAATATAGATCTGATACAAATAATATTAGATTCAGAGAAGTACGTGGTATTGATTTAATTGATACAGCTAGTGGTGATAGTGCTAGATTTTTTGTTAGACCAGGACAAAACGGTCAGACTACCGTTGCTATAAGTGGCAATCTAAGCCCAACTCTCCATGAAACATTTGATCTTGGTGATTCTGAAAATAGATGGAATGATTTATATCTGTCAGGCACTACTATTGATATTGGCGGAGTTAAAATTCAGGCTACAGGCGGTGGCACAGGAATTCAAGTCTTAGATAATGCTGATCAGCAAATTACTTTAGGCGGTGGGCTTACAGAAAACCAAGTAAAACTTCTTGCTGATAGCGCTGCCAATGTCGTATCTATGCCAACTGGTCAAATTGGCCAACAGCTTTTTGTCTCGGTAAATAATACAAATACATATGAAACAAGCTATCTTGTAGATGTTAACGACAAGTTTGTAGAAACATCAGCCGAGTTAAACGAAGAATTACTTGATGCTCCTACTCTACAGGATGTATTTAATACATGGGATAGATTTTCTCATTCCGCATCTCAAGTAAATATATATCCAGCTGACTCTGCTGAACAAGCAGCATGGTTTTATGATAACGTAAATAATACAGTTTATACCAATGTAAATTCAGGTACGGCTACTGGATTCTTTTCTGCTGACAAATATGAGTCTTATACACATACTGCAACATATTCATCGACAGATGCAGATAATGATATCGCGTTTATGGTTGTCGGATTTGTCGAAGAAGGCGTTGCTGGTCAAGCAGGTTATAGACAGCATACTTTAACAGCTGTTCGACAGTCAAATGGCGCCATCGGCGGTATTGGGACATGGGCACTTGTGTATAATATTTCTCAACACGATCAGGCAATATTAGTAGATGGCTCATCAACAGCAACTGGCAGCGGAGGTTGGAGTCAGTGGAGTGTTGATACAGTAATCTATGCAAGAAAAATTGGCAAAGATCTTACAATTCAAACATCACAGTTTAATAGTAGCACTTTAGATGCAGCTACAATACTCACGTTTGATCTCTCAACTAATGCAAATACAGTTAGATTCCTAGGTCCAGTATCATATGGATATGGTGCATGGAGCCAAGGAGGTATGACTATTTCTAATATCTCATTTGTTCCAGACGATCCGGAATTGTTGTATAACTTTGGTGGAAGTGCTAGTGGAAATCCGGGTGGAGATGTATATGAATATGATGGAGCTAATTTACAGTGGAACCTCAATTCAAGTTTGAGTGTTGCAGACGCACCTGGTAGATTGTTCCATAATAATAAAACTGGAAGAACATTCTTTACAGACGGTGAAAATGCATATCCTATCGGAACTGTAAGACAATTTAACGACGTAATTTATTTAAAACCATTATCAGCCGCTCCTACTGTAAATGAAATCGGGGCGCTAGGTTTGCGCGCAGGAATGTTTGCAACAGCAGATGGAACAAACTGGGATCCAGCAAGTAAGAGTGGGTCAGTACCATATCCAGTATTTTGGGATGGCTCCACATGGAACGCATTATATTAAGGAAATAAGAAATGCCAGCGATTATCACATCAGAATTAAGAAAACAAATTGCCAGAGATTTCTTTGATCAATTTTCCAATGGCCAAGATAGATATTATTTGGGCATCGGAAGATCTGAGCAATGGGATAGCACAGATAGAGTGCCTACTCCTCAAGACACTCCAGTTGATATTACTGGTGCTCGGCATCAACTACAATCAATTAAGAAAGTAGAAGATAGTTCTTTAGTAGTTCCTAGAAATAACTGGACAAGCGGTTTTATTTATTCTCAATATGATGACACTATAGCCGGCTATTCTAATCCTCCTTATTATGTAAAGACAGAAAATAATCATGTTTATATTTGTCTGTCGACTGGTCGTAATGCACAAGGTGTTGCTGTACCATCCACTATTGAACCTACAGGCGCGCCTCTTCGCTCTTTTCAAACTGCGGATGGATACGTTTGGAAATTCATTTATACAATTTCTGCACAAAGAGCGAATAGCTTTGTTGCAGCAAACTTTATGCCAGTTCAACAAGTGCCGTCTGTTAATTCAGCATCTACCGGTATTGTCTTACATCAATATGCAGTACAACAAGCTGCCATTCGCGGCGCAATTTTGAGTATTGCAATGATTAATGGTGGATCCGGATATACATCTAGACCTACTGTTAATATTACTTCAGTTTCTGGTGGAAACGCTTTAGCTTCAGCATTTATTGATTCTTCTCTAGGGATTGTTACTAAAGTTGAACTTGATGCAGACAGTACAACTTTCCACCATGGTAGCGGCTATATAGCTGCAGATGTCGAATTTACTGGAGGCGGCGGGACAGGTGCACTTGCAAGAGCTATTCTTGGCCCAGATTCCGGAATAGGTAGAGATGCAAGGGTTGATCTTAAAGCATCATCAATTATGTATCATTCTAAACTTGAAGGGGATGATTCTGATTTTATTACTGGTCAAGATTTTAGACAAGTTACATTGATCAGAAATCCTCGTCGGAGAGACGGATCTAATTTTAATGATCTGACTGGCAATTGTCTAGATAAATTAACTTTAAGCAATATTCTTACTGTATTCCAAAAAGATAAAATCTTACAGGGACAGACTAGTTTAGCCGAAGCATATATCGATAATATTGATTCAAATGAAATTTATTATCACCAAACAGTTGATACAGGATTTGTTAGATTCCAAGATGGTGAAATCCTTAAAGAAAAAAATGGAGCCGGTGAAGGTATTATTGATTCAGGATACATTGCTTCTGAAGTGGATAGAGATGCCGGTAGTATCCTATACATAGATAATAGAGGCGCTGTATTAAGAGATCCTACTCAAGCCGAAGATGTTAAAGTAATTATTCAATTCTAAAGGTATAAAAGATGGCCACTAGACTCACTGATACTCTTTTTGAAACTCGCTATAGAGATGATTTTTCTGATAGTAATCACTATCATAGAATTCTATTTAATAGTGGTACCGTTTTGCAAGCACGTGAACTTACACAGCTGCAAACTATTATTCAAAAGGAAATAGAAAGATTTGGAAAAAACGTATTCAAAGAAGGTGCGGCTGTTCTAGGTGGCGGAATTACAGTTGATACCAATTATGAGTTTATAAAACTTGATACTATTGTTAACACTTTACCGGTAAATTATAATTCTTTAGTAGGTGTTACTATTACCGGTTCAGTTTCAGGTGTACAAGGTACAATTGTAGAAGTAGTCCCAAGCGTCAATGGCGATCCAGCAACATTGTATGTGACATATACTTCTACCTCTGCAGCTGTGTCATCTACTGTTCCGATTAGATTTCAAGCTGGGGAAAATCTTACAAACTCAATTAAACTACTCACTGTACAAACAACCAATACGACAAGCAATCCAGCAGTTGGTGCCGGCACCAAAGTATCAACTCAAAAAGGATTTTTCTTTACACAAGGACACTTTGTACAAGCTGATGCACAAAGCACAATTATTTCAAAATATACAAATAACCCTACTTTAAAAGTCGGGTTTAAAGTTACACAAAGTGTTTATACAGTAGACGATGATCTTCAGCTTTATGATAATCAAACAACTAATTTAAATCTTACTGCGCCTGGTGCTGACAGATATAGAATTGATATGGAATTGACAACACAGGATCAAGTAGATTCTGATGAAATTTTTGTATTCTATTCTAATATTGTTGATGGTTTTGTAAAAGAAGTAGTTGCTTCTGATGAATCATATAATAAAATTGCAGATATGAATGCCACAAGAGTAAAAGAAATTAACGGAAACTTTATTAAAAAACCGTTTATCATTACTTATGATGAGCATCCTACTGATCCTACCAAATTTAATTTAAACGTTGGTCCAGGTCTGGCCTATATAAACGGTTATAGAAATGAAAAAATAAGTAACACTGTTATTGAAGTAAATAAAGCAACTTCTACTCAAACAGTTACTAATGATATTGTTTCAATTGGAATAGGAAATTATGTCTTTGTAAGTACTAATAAAGGTTTACCTAATGTTGCTTCTTTTGAGACTTATAATTTAAGAAGTTCAACTAATTACGGTGGTTCTACAATTGGTACTGCTAGAATTAAATCGATTGAAGAAGATGCATCGCAATTTAGATATTATCTTTTTGACATTCAAATGAATTCTGGCCAAGATTTTAGAGATGTAAGATCTATTGGTACAAGTTCAACATCATATGGTAATCTCGTACTAGAAAATAATAATGCAGTCCTAAAAGATACCATTAATAATTCTTTGCTATATCCGTTTAAGTATTCACGGGTTAGCGCAATGTCGAATATTACATATACTATTTTGCTTCGTGACGTAAAAACAACTGATGGTACCGGTAATGCATCTCTTAATACATTATCTGGGGGAGAAGCCTATACAGATACTACAGATTGGATTTTTGCACAAACGTCAAATGGAGATATTATTAATCCAGTGGTCACTTTAACTAATGGTGGCTTAGATGCGAGTTTTTCAGGCGCGCCGGTTTCTACACAAATTGAAATTATCTATAAGAAGCAAATTAACTAGTAGATTCTGATGGTCAAGATGTAAGTAGTAGATTTATTCTTGACGATGGTCAAAGAGATAATTATTATGATATAGGCAGATTGATTCTTAAAGGAAATCAAACTGCTCCATCTGGAAACGTGTTTGTAAGATTTAATTATTATGCACATGGCGCAGCTGGAGAAGTATTTGCTCCCAACTCTTATCCTGCACCATATGGGGATATCCCAAAATATACTCTCAGAAATGGTGTTGAAATTGAGCTAAATAGTACTCTTGATTTTAGATCAAGAATTGATGACACTGGATCAAACTTTACGGCCGGCACTGCAAGATATAATGCTCTTCCTACCAATACAGCTTTGGTCACAGCAGATATTACCTATTATCTTCCAAGATATGATAAAATTATTTTAACAAATCCAATTAAATATCTAGAAGGAAATCCTGGATTTGAGCCTCAGTTCCCACTTACTCCTGGTGGTTCTTTAGAACTTTATAAAATCAAAATGAATCCTGGGTCTATTAGCGCCGGCGATATGGTAACTCAAATGATTGAAGCCAAAGGCTTCACAATGAAAGAAATTTCAGATCTTGAAGCAAGAATTGATAATATTGAAGAAGCTACAAGTTTGAGTTTACTTGAAATCGATTTGAAAAACTTTGCAGTTCTCGATTCTTCAGGTCTCGATAGAACAAAAGCTGGTTTCTTAGTTGATAACTTCAGAGACCACTTATCTTCTGATATTAATAATATAGAATATTCTGCTTCTATTGATCCTCAAAATAATATTTTAAGACCTACTTTTAGTGAAGAGGATGTTAGACTTCTTTATGATTCAGCTGCATCAACTAATATTATCTTAAAGGGTGATAATCTATATCTTAAATACGACCATGTTTCAATTATTAGCCAGCCTTTGGCGTCCGGAACAGAAAATATTAATCCATTTGCGGTAATTACTCATAGAGGATTTGCTACATTTTCTCCTTCATCTGATAACTGGAAAGAAACAAAAGTTGCAGCTATTAGAGTAGTTAACGGAGGCACAAGATTAGATACTAATTCTAATAGACTCTATGGTAATTGGGGTTGGAACTGGAGTGGAGTCGCGGTCGGTCAAACAGTAGGTACATCTTCTAGCAATACAAGAACAACAGGAAACTGGACAACTACTACTAGAACTGTGAATAGAGTTGTTAGTGAACAGACTGTAAGACAAGTAATTGGTGATAGAGTACTTGATGTTGCACTAATTCCATTTATGAGATCACGTAAAGTGGCATTTAAGATTGAGGGCCTTCGTCCAAACACAAGGCATTTTGCATTCTTTGATGGCGTAGATGTTAATAATTGGGTAGACGGTACTGCTTCATTTACAAGAGTCTCAACACAAGTTGAAGATTATGGTAATAGATTTGACAGAGCAACAGTTCATCCTGATACAACTTCAGCTGCGGATAGAATTCTTACATCTGACGGTGAAGGAAAAATTGAAGGAAGCTTGTTTATTCCAAATACTAATGCTATTAGATTTAGAACTGGTAGAAAAATCTTCGAAGTTATGGACGTTACTGGAGGTGATGCTACTGCAGCACTTTCAAGAGGAAGAGGAATATTCACTTCAGAAGGAATTATTGAATCTGTAGAAAGAAGTGTTAGGTCTACTCGAGTAATTTCAGTTGAACCACAGACTAATGTAATTAGTTCAGTCTTTAACCCACCTCCTCAAGATGACGGCGGTCGTGATCAGGGCGATCCTCTGGCACAGTCTTTCTTTATTGATAAACCATCAGGCGCATTTATTAGTAAAGTGCACGTATTCTTTAAAACAAAAGATGCTGTAATGCCAGTACAATTGCAAATCAGACCAATGGTTGCCGGCGTTCCTGATAGAATTCCTGTGCCTGGAGCTGTTAAATTTGTATCGCCAAATAATGTTAGTACATCAACTGATGCATCATCAGCAACTATGTTTGAATTTGATGAGCCAATTTTCTTACAGCCATTTACTGAATATGCTATAGTGCTA